TGTTACAGAAAACTCTTGATTAGCCTCATACATTTTATCGTAGGCTTTCACTTGAATCTCATCATCCTTAATTAAATCCGTTTGCTCAACAACTGTGAACGTCCCATAATTGACATCTTCGTAAACATCAGTACTATTGCCCTCGCTATCATTCAAAAAAACCCTCAAGCTTGGCGTTATGCTTTTACCTAACCACGAATAAGCTCCCAACACTGACGCCTGTAATTCTCGCATTACTGATTTACCCAGACCCCCGCTTGTCGTCAGTTTGAAACTTCTCAAATCGTCGGCGTGCGTAACAGTGGTTGTATTCTCTGTTATTACTCCACCAATCCGCTTAACGGGGTCTTTTACAGTTTTCAAATAATCTCCACTTACTGTATACATTTACGCAGAAGCAACAAACTTAGATACCGGTATTAAACTAACACTAAACTCGTCGTATAATTTATCGGTAAAATTATATGTCGGGAGTGTATAATCTCCAGCGTAGTATTGAGCTGATTGATAGGTTTTTGTTTTCACATCATACCAATCGAGAGTGAAAAACGGTGTATCTAATAAGGTCGCCAATGCAGATAAATCGGTCTCGCCCATGGTAGTGAATGTTACTTCAATTTTAGGATAAACTCCTATGAAGGTAGCTCTTAAATCCCCTTGCATGTTTCTATTCGCCTCGGTCCATAATTTTGAGCGATTTATTCTGAAACCCTTTATATGAGTAAGCTCGGTATTATTTATTTTGGCTATATAACTCATTTTATATTCTTAATAAATTAGTATTGCTTAACATTGTCTTATCATTCAAATAATCGACAACCTTGTCATAGATTTTATCATCGCCGATTTTTACGGTAAGGTTAATAGCACCACCACCGCCCCTCTCGTTTATCATTTTAGCAAGGTCTGTTATCCAGCCCGTGTTATTCTCTAAAGGCATAACGGCTTCCCTACCACTCTCGCCAATTATTGCATTAGTAGGTCCATCGACAATACCACCCTTTGCTAAAGATTGAATATACCCAAGATTGAAACCGCCTCCCATTAAGGCTCTAATCGGCTTTGGTAGGCTCCAACTATTCAATCGCCCTACTAAATCGTTAATCTTACTAATTAGCCAGTTTATAGCACCTTTAAATCCGTTTGCTATTGAAGCACCCAGACCGCCAAAAGAATTTCCCATATTATAAATTGTATTCCGCATCTGATTGATTTTATCGTTTATGAAATTGACTATACTGTTGAATGTCGCTGTTATGTTATCCTTTGCAATTCTAAACCAATTCGCTATCTGTTCAATCTGTGGTCTAAACCGATCAACCAACTGTCCAATAGCTTTATTTACAAATTCGGTTATTACACCTGAAAGAATTGCGAGGTTCTCTTTTACCTTTTTCAAGTCCTCAATAAACTTATTGAATATTGTTATCCCAAGTATAACAGCACCAACAACCAGTCCGAGTCCCAACACAATCATCCCTAGCGGACTGAATAGTAATCCAAGTATAACACCAAGCGTTGATGTTACCGAGGTGAATATAACAAAGAACCCAATTACATCCTCTACATCAATACCGAGGTACTTGAGGTTATCACTGAACTTTTTGAATTCACCACCAATCCAGTCCAAAAACGGTTTTAATATCGAGGTCCAAAGGAATCGGACGCCCAGCACCATCGTATCAACAAACGGTTTTATATAAGTGTTATACCATTCCCTAACTTTACTCAATCTTTTTAATATTTCAAACTCGATTTTGCTCGCCTGTGCATTTATTTGATTAGCGATCTCGTTACCGATAATTCCAGCCTCACCTCCAATATCGCCCAAACCTCCTCCAATATCACCACCGCCAGCACCGCCAGCACCGCCCGTTCCTGAGTCTGGTCGGTTTAATACATTCATTTCATCGAAACTAGCAAGCCCTAACAATTCGACGTTTAGTTTCTTAGCCTGCTCAGTAGTATCGGCCATTGAACTTCCAGTATCAGCGACCCCACTACTCAAGCCACCAAATACGGACGTCGTTTTTACTGTCATGTTAGCGAGTCCCCTGAAGTATTTACCAATTATTGGTATTCGAGACAATAGGCTTCCAATAACTCTAACTATTGCAAGTGCGTAACCCGCTACTTTAATCGCAAACGATTTTATTGCTTCCGCGTTAGCTTTGAAAAACTCTCTAATGCCGTAAATAAATTGATATAACGAATTGCCTAACACGTTTAAAACTGGTGCGAAGTAATCGCCAATCATTGCAATAATGCTCTTTAGTGCGTTATTACTTGATTGGACCGCTTTGCTATACGATTGGTTAACTGTTGCATAAACTCCAAAAGCCTTGGTCGCCTCTTGCATGACAATGTTCATTCTAACAAAAGCAGTCTCCGCTTCAGTTAATTGTGATACTGTTTTTCCTAGTGTTTTCGCGTACTCTTGATAGCTTTTGTTTATAAAGCCGATTTCAATAATCCCGTCGGCAAGCCCAGCCTCTCCCCTTCGTATAAACCTGGTAAGCCTTTCAATACCTGTTGCACTATCATATCCAGAAGCCGCAGCCAAGTCCTTCATTGCCAATACTAAAGCTGTAACTCCCTCGACCGTTTCACCAGTACGGGCGTCCACTGTGCTCAAACCCTTAGCCATATCAACAAGCCCCGACATAGCCAAAGTTTTAATCACCTCTTCTGCTTGTATCCCGTATGTATTACTATCCGCTAAAGCGTCTCGTAGTTTCTCGACCTCTTCAGTAGTCATTCCAACATTCTTGGCAATGGTATCAGTCGCCAGTTTTAATCTTGTAAATTCCGCTCCTGCCGATACAACTTGCTTGGTTAAGTCCCAAAACACACTGACCGCCAGTCCAACAGCTCTTTTTATTATGTTTATAGCGTTTGTAACCTTACGCGAAATATTAGAAATCCCCAGAGTTAATATTCCGAAAGCGGCAGTTATGGCAAGTCCTGCAATACCAGCCTTTGAAGACATGGAACTTAAAGCGTCCGCTATAGAACCCGATACGTTTTTAGTGCTGGAACCCAGTTGATTAAGTCCCGATAAGACATCATCGATTGTTTTGTTGTACTCATCAGCTTTTGCACCAATCTTTATTTGAATGCCATCAGTTTCTATCATTGTTGCCTCCTAACTTTTTATTAATTAATTCAGCCTTTCTTTCCATTTCTAATCCGCTCATGCTTTTATTGTCATCATCCCGCTCTTGTAGTACTGGTTTCTTCGGGTACTTCTTAGGGTCGTTGAATGCGTAGATTAAATACCTGCCTAAATTATAATTATTTATATCGTTTTCCATAACTCTCTTTTTTTCGAGTTCCTTGTATACCTTAACCCTTTTTTCAAATTGCTTTGGGCTTTCAGTCCAGAATTCCTCTAAACTCTCGCCAATTTTCAAGGCGATTTCTTCTGCACTATTCCACAACTCTTTAAATGTTATTGAGCTGTATTCACATTCTTCAACTTGTCTCTCAGACTGTTCGTGTCCAGATTGCGAGGTAAAAAACCGCTATCCCTTAAGCTTTCCATTATGTCTAAATATAATTCGATTATATCCTTACCCTCGGCTATATATGCCTCTATTTTGCTTTCTGCTTCTTGGTCGGTAGTTCCAATGCCCGAACCTTTTTTAACTAGCAATAACACCGTCTTCATAGAAAACCCTGAAAGAACCTCTTGTATAGGTGTTTTTGTCTCGTTTTCTATTTCAACAATATTTCTTGGCGTGAATTTTAATTCCATTTTTTTATATTATAAAATTAAATAAAGGGCAGGTTACCCTACCCTTTATATTACGCACTAACAACCGCCTTTGTAAAGGTAGGTTTTCCAGAAATTCTTATAGAGCCTGTGAAGTTTCTTACTCCTTCGACTGTGCTCTCGCCTTCCTTAAACGATTTTACAAATCCGTTGAAAGTCCATTTAGAACCAGATGTAAATGTGATTGTCCATGCTTCAAGAGCTTGACTATCTGCTAACAATACCATAGCATCAAAAGCTGTTTCAGTTTTAATGATACCTGATATTGCAACCTCTCCAGAGTCTTTAAATCCTGCTATGAACTCTTTATATCCACCTGTACTGTCTAAGGTTGTTACATCAATCTCGTCACTTTCAACACCGATCTCACCAATACTGGTTAAATCTGCGATTATTGTATCGGCTTGCTCGGAACCGCTTTTAGTTTTCACTAATGTTGTGCCTAATGATTTTAATGCTGCCATTTTTTAATATCCACTTAAATTAAAAGTTGCACTAACATGACTGATTAAATCAGGGTCGGGAATATCTAAGCTCGAAGTGAGCCTATATCCTAACTCTCTCATTTCACTTTCAACAGCAGTCAGTATAGTGCTTGAACCTGTTGAAGTGTCCGCATAAATATCTATATCAACGATTATATTTTGATAACCAAGGTCCGTGAAAGTGTAAACACCGCTATTATCTCCAATAGAGAATACTATACAAGGCAAGACGCCCAGTACCTCGGGTCTATTTTGATAGACCGTGTAGCCAGTTTCTTTTAGCTTGTTATATATTTCACTTTTAGGACTTTGTAATATTGACATTCTGTATTTTGCTTCTAATATAATCTTTAAATAACTTCAAAATATAATTCCGATTGCCTCTTAACGCAGGTCTTAAAAACGGCTTGCCTTTCATTTTATAAGTGCCATACTCTTGATGTATTGCGTACTCAACATTATTATAAACAATCGCATGGTCATTAAATACCTCATCTCGCATTGCCCCTGCTAAATTCCCAGTATCGAAAGGAGCTATCTTTTTTGCTGTCTTTTTAACAATTCTAGCAGACTTGCTAAGAATCGGCTTGTAATCAAGATTTTGCATGTTTTTCAATTTCTTGACCACAATGTCCAAATTGCCGACCGTTACTGCTTCCATTTTCTGCATAATATCAAGTTATGACTATCGAACTCGAAAACACCCACCACATCGTATTTTATACCATCATAAGAAAGTACATCATTAGTCGTTAAGTCGGCGTTTGTTGTTATCGCTAAGTTAATCTCCTGCTTTATCCCGTAATCTTCTTGTAACTTGTTTAGGTTATCCATTCTCACATTTCCCAAGAAAGTACTAGTATTCCCAACAGTTTTTCGCACGAACCCTTCGCTATCGGTTGTTGTACTTGTTGCGTACTTTGTAACAGTCTTATCGTAGAATGTACTCGAGATTGCACTTGTAAAGCTAATAGGTATTTTCAACTATTGTCGGAATTATAAATTTATCTAAAATATCTTTTATTCCGCTAAACAACTGTGTATCGCTCGAAGTTGCCATGAAACTAGCCACCTCGTCTGCATAACTGACCTTTTGGCCATTGTCTTCTATTGCATTAACAGCCCTATCGCCGTCAATACTTTCAAAGACAGTTTTATAAACTCCAACGACTGTTCTTGCTAAAGCCCTTTGCAATGGTCTAGGGATAGGCAATACATAATCCTCACTCTTGACGCTCGTATCAAGAATATCCTCCTCGTACTGAGCGACAAGCTGTTCCCGATTAGTATAGGCCAATGCCCTGTCAATCACATCGCCAATGCAAAAGTCTAGAAAATCGTCATCGGTAAGAGTCGGGTCAATTATTAACACATATGTTTTTATTAAATCGGTAATATCTTCCATTTCATTATTAGAGGGAGATTTTAATCCCCCTCTTTAATAATTTAATTATGCACTTACATAATCGGTAATTTCACCGTATTTAATCAAGTCACTCATGACAGCCTTTGTT